TGATGTGGAACTCGATTACGCGCGACGTCGTGCGCTGGTTGGCCTATTACAATCTGCGCCGCGCTGACATCCCGCTGCCGATCATCGAGACGCTCTTCGACGACACGCTGCCGATTACGCCGGACGCCATCAACGTCGGCGCGGTGCGTATCAACGAAGTGCGCGCGTCGCTGGGCCTGCCTGCGTGGAGCGTCGAGGACGGCGGCGAGAACATCGCGAAGCCTGCGGCGATGGCTCCTGCGCCGCTGCCGGGAATGCCATTTGAGGACGAGCCCGCGCTGCCCGTCGAGATGCCTGCCGACGACACGCTCGGAGGTGCGTCCGCGGCATCCCCTTTCCCGACGTCAGCAGTCTCGGCGCATGGGATGCCAGCCTTGTCGACGATGCGCTCGACATGGCCGACGTCCGCTGCCTCGCCGACGAAGCCGAGAAGACGCGCGTACGCGCAGTTATCGGCCGACCCTACGTCGTCGCCGCGGAAACCACGCTAGAAGGCGTCGTCGCATTCACGCCGGTACGCGAGGCCATCTCGCGTGCTGCGGCCAGCGCAGCGGGCCCTGCGTCGGCAGAGGACGCTATCCGCGAGGTGCTCGCCAGCTACAAGGGCGACCCGGAGCTCGAGCGGCTCATCTACGAAGCGAGCGTCAAGAGCGACCTTGCGGGCCAGATGTTCGTGCGGCTGGTCGAGCTCGACCCGATGGGCGCGCAGCGGCAGCTCGCCGTCGACCTGCGACCCGCGTTCCTCAAGATGCCCTTCGCAGAGGCCGTCGCATTCTGGCGCGAGCGTGGCGGCGACCCGGCCATCCTTGAGGAAGTGCTGCGCGCGTATCGGCGTCGCGCATCGATGGCGACTGACGAGCAGCTCGACGTCATCTCGCGGCGCGCTGTCGAGGAGCTGCGGCGCACGCTCGAAGAGGGGAACACGCTGCGCGATTTCTCGCGCGCGATTGACGAGCAGGCGATCACGCTCGGCATCGCGCCAGCGGATCCCAGCTATCTTGAGAACGTCTACCGCACCAACGTCGCGTCGGCATACGGCGCAGGACGCTGGACGCAGATGAACGACCCCGACGTCATCGAAGCGAGGCCGTACAGGCAGTGGTTCACCGCGCGCGACAATCGGGTGCGAGCGGAACACGCGCCGATGGAGAGCGTGGTGTGGCGTGCGGACAACCCGGCATTTGCCACGATTGCGCCACCCGGTGGTTTCATGTGCAGGTGCAGTATCGTGACCGTGAGTCAGGAAGAGTTTGACGAAGAGGGCCTCGCGGCGAACTTCGTCACGGCGATTCCTGCTGGCTTTGAGATGACGCCTGGATTCGGCGCATCGTCTTTCGTGAGGTGACCTGATGGCAACGAAGCAAACCGCGACTGCGTTCGCAGACCGTCGCATCCTCGCGCTGCGTGCGTCGCTCGGCGCGTTCGCTGACGTCGTCGCGAAGCCCGCGATGAAGTCGCCGCTGCTCGTCGACGCTGCGTGCTCGTGGGTTGAGATGGCCTACGAGAGCGCGTGGAACGGTCACCCGGCCGGGCCCTTCGAGTTCAATCGCGCGGTGTTTGAGGACATCAAACGCATCTACGACATGGGCGAGCAGCCGGTGCCCGTGCTGTGGGGCCATCCGCGCCACGACCTCGGCGTGCCTATCGACGCGGCTGGCTGGGTGCAGGCGCTTGAGGTGCGCGACGGCGCAGACGGCGTCGAGCTGTGGGGCTATGTCGAGTGGACCGCTGACGCAGCCAAGCGCATCGAGGCGGGCGCGCAGCGCTTCTGCAGTGTCGTCGTCGACTTTGCGCCGATTGACCGCGCGACTGGCGAGACGGCTGGCCTCGCTGAGTTGTACGAGCTGGGCTTGACGCCCTCTCCGTTTCTGCCGGGCATGACGCCCATCACTCTCTCCCGCGTCGGGGCTCCGTCGCGGAAATCCACAAGGAGTCTCGCAATGGATCCCACGAAGGTTTTGATGGCAATCGCGACGGCGCTCGGGCTTAAGAAGGACGCGACGCCGGAGAAGATGAAGAAGGCGTTTGACGCGCTCGTCGCGCTCGCTGGCGCGATGGCTGAGGAGAAGGAAGCGATCCTCGAGCCGGTCGCCGAAGGCGTCGCGGAGATGATGGACGAGAAGAAGGTCAAGGGCCTCGCGCGCATCGCTGCCAGCGTTCGCAAGCTGGCTGACGAAGTGCTCGTCGAGCCGATGGGCGACGGCATGGTGCCCGACGTCGAGGAACTCGCGGAGGAGGCCAGCGAGGCTGCGGGCACGATGGTGCTCGGCAAGCTCGTCGAGGCGACCGGCCTTGATGAAGCGGGCGTCGTCGCGGCAATCACGGAGAAGCTCGACCAGATCGCGGCGCTGCTCGTCGCGGGCCCGGTGTCGGGCATGACGGCCGATGCGAACGCGCAGCTCAGCCGCACGGTCACCGAGCTGTCGGCACACAAGGCGCGCGCGGTCGAACTCGCCGCCACCGTCACCGCGCTTCAGGCGCAGGTTGCGGAGCTGTCGCAGGAGCGCGCGCAGCGTCAGGCGCTTGAGCGCACGGCGCGCATCGCAGCGTCGTTCTCGCGGCTGCTCGGCGAGGGGCGCGTCACTGAGGCGCAGCGCGATGCGTTCGTCGCAGCGAGCGAGCAGAACGAGAAGCTCGCGCTCGACATCTACAGCGCGCTCCCCGCGACTGCGCAGCCGCCTGTCGGCGCGATGGTCACCGGCGCGAAGGCCGCGCGCGAGAACGCGGTGTCGAAGCTCTCCGCGAGCAACGACCCGCTCGTCAACATTTTCCGCAACGACGCCAAGGCCGCGGGCCTTCGTGGCAAGGCTGCGGATGACCATGTCGCCGTGATGCTGTCGAAGCACGCGGCCCGCAACTCGGGCGCTTGACGCGCGCTGAATCACACGCTCACCAGGAGATCACATCATGGCTGCACTCACGAAGATGACCGCGCGTCAGACGCGCAACGATAGCCTTGCAAGCTACGCCACCTACACCTGCACGACCGGCACGACCATTTACGAGGGCTCGCTCGTGATGGTGACCTCGGCCACCAATCTCGCCATCCCGGCCGCAGACACGGCGGGCTGCGCGTTCGTCGGCGTCGCGACCGAGACGGTCATCAGCGCCGCCGCTGGCGCGACCATCAACGTCAAGTTCGGGCACGAAGAGTTGCTCACCGCTGCTGCGTCGCTCGCGGCCGTGACGGGCGCTGTCTGCGTGGCTGTCGACGACGACTCGGTCACGACCGTCGCTGCGGGCACCAACGACGTCAAGGTCGGCATGATCGTCCAGCCTGTCGGCACCACCGCTGCCTGGGTGCAGATCCGCGGCGCGGCGTCCCTCTGATGCGCTAGCGCGCCAACCACTTTCACTCAGGAGCATTCAACATGGCTGATTCTTCACACGTCATTAATCAGACCGCGATTGACGCGGCCGCAACCGTCTTCCGCACGATGGCCGACGAGCTGTTCACCAGCTCTGCGGACGTCGGCCTCGTCAACGCGCTTGCGGAGACGATCCCCGCTGACGGCGGCACCACGACCTCGGTCATCCTCGAGGACTTCCTCGGCAATTGGTTGGAGTTCGACGGCGCTCGCCAGACCGGCGTGTCGCGCGCGTACCGCCTCGACATCCTGCTGACCACGTGGGCCGTCCAGCTCAAGGTGCGTCGTCGCGATGCCGAGTACGATCGCTCGGGCATCGTCGCGGCGCGCGTCCGCAAGTTCATGAGCGCTGCGCAGTCCTACAAGGACTACGTGCTGCATCAGGGCCTCTTCCTCAACAGCGGTGAGGGTCCGGTCGGCTTCGACGGCGTCAACCTCATCTCGACCGCGCACCCGAACGGGCCGAGCGGCAACCAGTCGAACAAGACCACGTCGGCGCTTTCGCCGCTGTCCTTTGACAGCGCGTTTGCGGCGATGACTGCGTTCCAGCGCGAGAACGGCGAGCCGTTCCGCATCGTGCCGCGTTACCTCATCGTCGGCCCGAAGAACCGCCTCGTCGGCTCGGAGATCACGAAGATGGACATCCGCGGTCGCTCGGTCGCTGCAACCGGCCTCGAGGCCACTGCGTCGGTCGTCGCGAGCGCTGGCGTCTCCAACGCGTACAACGGCCTCGTCGACCTCATCGTCGACCCGCGCCTCGTCGGCACGCAGGACGACTACTGGTACCTCGTCGGCGAGGGCCCTGGCGGCGCGAAGCCGATGTTCTTCCTCGAGGGCGCGGCTCCGCGTGAGCAGCTCGACATCGACCTCTCGTCGCCGACCGTCATGGCGAATGACGCGTTGACCTTCGGCCTCATCGCCGATGGCCAGTACGCCGCGGGAATGTGGCCCACGGTCTTCGGCGGCATTCTCTGACGGCCTAGCGCTCACGCACTGAGCGCATCACAGACCATGCGAGTCGCAGTCGCGCGCGAGCGTGATGGCGGGTGCAACTCCCGCCAATGGTCCCGCTGATTGGTCAGCGTTCATCATGAGGAGATGAAGATGGAATACGACCACCACACGCCATACGGGCACGTCGCGAGCAACGCGCGTCCTGAGTCGCGCCTGCTTGTTCGCGTCACCGTGCGTCCCGGCCACATGGGGCAGATGCTCAATGACGGTCGCGTCTACCCGTCAGGCACGCACGACGTTCAGATTTACCGCAGCGAGTTGCCTGCGTTGCAGAAGCTCGTCGAGACGCGCGAGGCCGACTATCAGTCGTGCGTCGCGAACCTCTCGCAGTACGTCGCCGACTGGTGCGCGCAGACGAAGCGCAGCGAGGCCGAGTGTCCCATCAGCGCCGAGTCGCGTTTCCGGCAGCTGACGCTTCGCGACGTACTCCCGCTGCAACAGGTCGAGGTGCTGCGCGAGCTCGACACCATCGAGATTGAGCACGAACGCAAGCGCGCTGCGGCCATCGCGGAGACGGCTGCGCAGGTCGCGTCGCCGGGCGCGAACGACGCGGTGCTTGGCGGCATCGTGTCGGCGCTTGAGAAGCTGAACGCGAAGCTCGACAGCGTCGCGCAGCAGAGGCGCGGCTGATGGCTGGCGCGCGCCGCAAAGCCAAGGCCGACGCTGACGCACAGCAGCCCGCACAGGACGTCGCAGACGCTGCGCCCGTGCCTGCGCCTGTCGCCGTCGCACAGCCTGCGGTGCGCGCTCCTATCGCGGCTGGCGAGCGCGTGCGCTTCACGACGGTCACAGGCGTCGTGTGCGAGGCCGTCGTGGTCCGCGTCGACTGGATGAACGGCATCGAGCTCCGCGTGCGCAAGCCCAGCGGCCTGACGTTCATCACCTTTGCTGATGAGGGCGAGGGCCCCGACACCTTCCAGCGCGAGGCGTGACATGGCGTTTCTGACCGACGCGTACATCGAATCGATGCTGGGTGGCGGCACGCGTGGGCCCGCGCAATACGCGGCCATTGCGAGCGACGCAGGGGCGCGTGCGGCGTACATCGCTGCGGCCGATGCGACGGTGCTCAGCGCGTGCCGCAAGGGCGGCTACTCGTCGGTGTCGCTGTCGCCGCAGGTGCCGTCGAGCGGCGACGCGTTCGAGCTGTTGCGCTTGATGAGCTTCGGCGTCTGGCTCAAGACCGCGTCGTTCTACGCGCGCGGCGTTGAGATCCCCGCGACCATCGTGGCGACGGTGCCTGACCCGTCGTCGCTGTACGCGACCGATGGCGTGCGCATCGACCTGCCCGGCCTTGAGCGCGACCCGCTCGGCGGCGACGGCGGTGCGGACATCATCAACGGAACTGAGCTCACCAGCAGCGAGCGCGTGTTCTCGACGCGGTCGCTGATCCTGTTCTGATGGCCGTCTCATATCCCGGCGGCAAGAGCCCCGACAAGGCGGCGCGTGCGTTTGCCGCGATGATGCGTCGCAGCGAGAACTTGACGCCCGCGATGAAGGTCGGCGCGGAGTCAATACAGCGGCTGATTCAGAAGACGTTTCAGACGAGCTTTTCACCGACTGGCGAAAAGTGGGAAGACCTCGACCCTAAGACAATCAAGCGTCGTCGCAAGAAGTCGAACATACCGCTTGTCGACACTGGCAAGCTGCGTCTGTCGATGGCGACGTCGTACGGCGCGCGAACCATCACCTTCGGCACAAATACGAAGTACGCAGGATTTCATCAGTTTGGCACGCGTCGCATCCCCGCGCGGCCATTCCTGCCGATCACGCGTGCGGGCGAACTCACCGACGACGCAGGCCCCGCGAAACTCGTGTTCGACCGCATCTTCCAGAGCGTCGGCAACTACATCGTCAACGGAAAGCTGGTGCGCTGATGGCCGCTGTCGACGACGTCGCCATTCGCCGCGCGCTGCGCGAGGTCTGCGAGGGCACCATCGCTGGCGTGCGTGCGCTGACGCCGGGTCTGCTGTCGGCCGATATCGCTGGCGGTGCGAGCGACCTGACGCTGTCGCGTCGTGGCGTCGCGGTGCCGCGCGTCGATATCGCCGTCGCGTATCCGATGCTGGACGAGCGCCCGCAGCAGCCGTCGAATATCTGGATGCGCGGCATCGAGGTCACGCTGACGTTCACGTACCTACTCGAAGCGCAGACGCTGCTTGCGCCTGAGTATCAGGCAATCAAGAGCACGGCGGCACAGACGAGCGACCTCGTGGCGCAGGCGTTCGCGTGGCCCGGTAAACTCACGACGACCAGCACGGGTGTCACGACTGGCATCGTGTCGGGCGTGCTTGCGTGGCAGGGCACGACGGTCGTGCGTGATGACGCGCCGCGCTCTGGCGAGACTGAAGGCGGCGGGCTCTACCAGCTCGAGCAGCGATACACCGGCGTCGTGCTGACCGCAGCGGCAACTAGCTAGGAGAACCAGACATGACCGTTCAAGTTTCTGCGCTCGGGCGTACGCGAATCGCTGCCGAGGCTGCGTTCGCCGTCGATGAATCCGGCACGCCTGCGAACTTCCTCGACCTGCCGATTGTCGAGA